GCTGGCACAATCAGGGTAGACAGTGACATTACTGGACTGTTTCCGTTTCGTGACCAACTGTATATCTTCTGTGAAGAACGCATCTTCCGGCTGACAGGCAACACGATTGCTGACTTTGTAGTACAGCCGGTGACACGAGAGATTGGATGTATCAATGGATTCACCATTCAAGAATTTGCCGGAGATATCGTGTTCTTGGGGCCAGACGGACTCAGAACAGTTGCAGGTACTGAAAGAATTGGCGACGTTGAGTTGGGTACAATTAGCCGACCTGTACAACGGCGTTTCCAAGGTCTTACTGACGTTGATGAATTTGACAGCGTAGTTGTACCAGACAAGACGCAGTATCGTATTTTCTTCAGCAATGCAAACACGGTACGTTCTGCTACGACAGGTGTGATTGCAGCAAGACGTGATGACGCATACGAGTTTGGAGACCTTCGGGGTATTCGCCCTAGCTGCACAGACTTTATCGTAGATGCTGGTGAGAGCATCGTACTGCACGGCGAGTATGACGGCTACGTATATCGTCAGGAAAGCGGCAACGACTTTGACGGCAACGTCATTACTGGCAAATATCGTTCACCTGACTTGTCGATGGGTGATGCAGGTATCCGCAAAAACTTTCAGCGTGTGATTATCAACTACGCACCGGAAGCTGCAGTGAACGCAGACTTGTTTGTACGATACGACTACGAGTCACCGGAAGCTGCACGACCAGCGGCATATCCGTTTGATACAGCCACAGTGGTTGCGGTGTATGGTACATCGACTTACGGTACGGCAACATACGGTGGACAGACAAACCCGTTGGTACGACAGCCGATTGAGGGTTCAGGATTTGCGATAGCACTACGTGTTAACGATAGAGGAACATCGGCACCCTACTCACTGAAAGGTTTTCAGTTAGAATTTGACGCAGGAGCAAGACGCTAATGGCAGGTTATACTAGACAATCTTCGTATACTGATGGCGACATTATTAATGCAGCCGACAGTAACGATGAATTTGACCAAATTCTTGCTGCCTTTAATAATAGCAGCGGACACAAACACGACGGTACAGCATCTGAAGGCCCGGTCATTGGACTGATTGGTGACGCGGGTTCTACCACACCGAAAAACAAAGTTGTTGTAGACAACGCCAACGACCAGATTGAGGTAAGCATTGACGTATCTGGCACCTCAACTGAACAGTTCGTTATCAAGGATGGCGTCATTGAGCCGACCACAGATAACGACATCGACCTTGGTTCTAGCAGCAAAGAGTTCAAAGACCTGTATCTTGATGGCACTGCAAACATCGACACGATTGATGCAGACGCTGCCACCATCGACAGCCTGACTATTACTTCTGGCACAGCTATCACATCTATTGATACAGACATTAGTTCTGTATCTGGTTCAGATGATACACTGGCTTCAGCAAAGGCGATTAAGACATATGTTGACAGCCAAGTCACAGCGCAAGACCTCGACTTCCAAGGCGACTCCGGTGGAGCATTATCTATCGACCTTGACAGCGAGAGTCTCACGATTGCTGGCGGCACAGGCATTGATACTACTGGTTCAGGTAATACTCTTACTGTTGATATTGATAGCACCGTAGCCACGCTGGCAGGTACGCAGACACTTACAAACAAGACACTCACATCCCCCACAGTTACTACTGCCACACTTAATGGTGCAGTCAGTGGTACATCCATCAAGGACGAAGATGACATGTCTTCGGACAGTGCGTCTCACCTCGCTACGCAGCAGTCAATCAAAGCCTATGTAGACAGTCAGGTGACTGCGCAAGACCTTGATTTTCAGGGTGACAGTGGCGGCGCACTGAGCATTGACCTTGACAGCGAAACGCTGGACATTGCTGGCGGTACTGGTATTGACACGTCCGGTTCTGGCAATACGCTGACAGTCGCCATTGACAGTACGGTAGCTACACTCACAGGTTCGCAGACACTTACAAATAAAACCTTGACAAGTGCTGTACTGAATGGTACAATAAGTGGAACTTCTATTAAAGACGAAGACAATATGTCTTCTGACAGTGCCACTCATCTTGCAACCCAACAATCAATCAAGGCTTACGTAGATGCACAAGTAACTGCATCCGACCTTGATTTCCAAGCAGATAGCGGTGGTGCATTGTCGATTGACCTCGACAGTGAAACCATGACCTTCACAGGCGGCACTGGTATTGACACTACTGGCTCTGGTAATGATGTAACCTTTGCCATTGACAGCACTGTAGCTACACTTAGTGGCACACAGACGCTGACTAACAAGACCATTGACGCAAGCCAGCTTTCCGGCACTGTAGCTAACGCACGTCTTGACGCAGAACTGCAAGCACTTGCTGGCCTGACCTCTGCAGCAGATAAGGGTATCCAGTTTACCGGCTCTGGTAGTGCAGCCACGTACGACCTGACCGCTGCTGGTAAAGCACTGCTTGACGATGCTGATGCGTCTGCACAGCGTACAACTATGGGAGTAGCCATTGGTTCAGATGTACAGGCTTACGATGCGGGTCTTGCTTCTATTGCTGGTCTCACTACCGCTGCCGATAAAGTCATATATACTACGGGCAGCGATACGTACGCAGTCACCAGCTTTACGGCATTTGGTCGGAGTCTGGTTGATGACGCTGATGCTGCAGCGGCCCGTACCACACTTGGTCTTGGCACAGCGGCAACGCAGACGGTTGGTACGTCGGCTAACAACGTAGTGCAGCTTGATGGCTCTGCAAGGCTTCCTGCTGTAGACGGTTCGCAGCTTACAAACATCAGCTTCACAGAGCAAGACCCACAAGCACTGGCATTTGCCATTGCTCTTGGCTAATTAATGCTTGACAAACAAGTATAAGTATGGTATAATTATACACATAATTGGAGTAAGAAATGGCAAACGCTTTTCTATGTGAGACGGACACGGCTGTTGGCACTGGTGCCGCAACCATCTATACCTGTCCTTCCTCTACCGAAACCACCATTATTGGTCTGTCAGTTGCGAATATCGTAACCTCGCAGATTACAGTCAGTGTAAAGCTGAACGGCGCAGGTCGTACCAGTGGCGCAGTTGACAACGTGCATCTTGTAAAGGACGCACCGATTCCTGTAGGTGGTACACTCGTGGTAGTTGGTGGAGACCAGAAGGTTGTGATGGAGCCGGGTGACACTGTTACCGTTACGTCCGACACTGCCTCGTCTGCGGACGTGGTACTTAGCCATCTTGATATTACGTAAGGAGTAGGTAATGGCATCCTATCAGGGCAACACACCTGCAATCTCCTATTTTTCTACACCGGCTGTCCAGCAGTTTAACGGCAATGGGTCTACAACTACGTTTACCCTGAACCGTACCGTTGCTGACAAACAGTCGGTGTTGGTGTCTGTAGACGGTGTTGTTCAAGATGCAGCATCTGCGTACACAATTCCTGATGGCGTAACTCTCACCTTTACTGCCGCACCCTCCAGCGGCACTGCAAACATTTTCGTAAACTTCCTTGACCTCACTGCCGGTTCCGTAACACCGCCAGCAGCTAACAAGGGTAACTTCAAGGGTGGTGGCCTGTTCCGTACCAACGCACAGTCGTTGACGGCAGACACAACCATCCTTGCAACTGAGAACGCAAACGTGACAGGCCCGTTCACTGTAGCCAGTGGCGTGACCCTGACCGTTGAAAGCGGCGGGACATTGGTGACGCTATGAGTACGTTGAAGGCAGATACCATTCAAAGCACCAGCGGCGGTGCGGCTACGCTGACGAAGCAAGAAGCTAATAAAATGTGGGTCAACTACACAGGCAGCGATGCCAGTGTGAATGACTCGTTGAATGTTTCTAGCACAACCGACGATGCCACAGGAAAAGACACTGTTTCCTTTTCTAACGCTATGGGTAACGCAAATTATTCTGCAACGATGGGATGCTCAAGAAACGGCACCACGGCAGCCGATAATCAGACAGAGGGGTTTTTTGGGCCGACAACAAGTCTAGTAAAGATTAATACGATGAGAGCCGACAACCAAGCCTTTACAGACTTTACTATTGTGACAATGCAAATTGCAGGAGACCTCGCATGAGTGAAGTAAAGACAAACAAAATCACCAGCCTTGCGAGTAACAACGACATCACCCTCG